GTGTTTATCTGATTCAGATAACATATGGTATGCAAATCAGCGCCGCTGGTTTAATCATAGTGAAAAAACAGCAGATACAATACTAAATTATAAAAACCCTAAAAAAATCCAAGTAGCAATAACTCATCTAGAGGACTTAAAGTTTCTATTAGAAAGCAATCCTAAAATAAAAAATATATATGTTATGGGGGCAACATGGAATAGCTGTGTTCATCACCGGCCGGTTGGAATAAACAATTGTGCTAGCTTGGGTAAAAATATTCTAATAGATACGCGATGTGTATGGCGCAAATGGAATGAAATAGATAATATTCCAAATTTGGATAACGATATCAATTATGCCAAAATTGACGAACATCTTTACATGCTAAAACAAAACGATTAAACTTGTTTTTCTAAACTGTTGACAGCAGTATTTTTTTGCTATATACTAGCACTATGAATATATACTTAGATATGGATGATGTAGTAGCAGACTGGATGACAACTGCTAGAGAAATGGTCAAGCGTAACTGGAATTACGGAGAACGTATTCCTGACAGCGACTGGAAAAAACTTCAAACTAAACAAAGATTCTATCGCAATCTGCCTAAAAAGCCGGATGCTGATGAACTGGTACAATGGTGCAGAGACTACAGAGATCGAACAGGTTGCGGCTTATTCTTTCTAACAGCACTACCACACGATTACACAATGCCCTATGCTGCCAGTGACAAAGTATGGTGGGCACATGAACGCTATCCTGACATTACAGTATTCTTTGGTCCATTCAGCAATGATAAGTGGCGTCACTGTCGAGAAGGCGATGTCTTAATCGACGACAGAACAAGTAACTGTGAAGAATGGCGTAATGCCGGCGGGTTATCTCATATATACAAACAATGGCCTGAATGTAAACAATGGTTGGAGGAGACATTAAAATGATTATTGGCGTATGCGGTTTTATTGGCAGTGGCAAAGATACTATTGCAGACTACTTGACAAACTTTCATGGATTTAGACGAGAAAGTTTTGCCAGTAGCCTTAAAGATGCAGTAGCAGGTGTATTTGGTTGGGATCGTGTTATGTTAGAAGGTCGTACCAAAGAAGCACGTGAATGGCGTGAACGCAGAGACGATTGGTGGAGCAACAAACTTGGTATGGAAATTACTCCTCGCTGGGTATTACAGTATTGGGGAACAGAAGTATGTCGCAAAGGTTTTCATGACGATATATGGATTACCAGTTTAGAAAACAAATTACGCAATAGTCGAGACGATGTTGTTATTAGCGATTGCCGTTTCCCTAACGAAATCAAAAGTATTAAATCAGCAGGCGGCATAGTGGTTCGTGTTGTTCGCGGTAGCGAACCAGAGTGGTATAATTATGCCATAGCAGTTAATAAAGGGGATATTTCTCAACAACGATATTTAGACAGATTTAACATACATGCCAGCGAAACAGCATGGGTCGGAACAAACTTTGATCGTGTGTTAGATAATAATTCCACTATAGATACCTTGTTTAAGCAAGTAGAACAACTGGTGCAACCAGAACCAGCACTTTTATGATTTTCGCTAAATAGCCTGTTTTCTCAAGTTAAAGGTAAATACATATAACCTTTAAAGGAGAACAACATGGCTACATTAGTATCCCCAGGCGTAGCAGTCAGCGTAAGCGACCAAAGCCAGTATGGCGCATCAGGTCAAGGCACAGTACCTTTGATCATCATGGCCACTCATACAAATAAGACAAATATCAGCGGCAGCGGTTTTGCAATTGGCACAACTCCAGTTAATGCCGGTAAGCCAATATTATTAACAAGTCAGCGTGAACTTATTGAAATATTTGGACGTCCAGAATTCAAAGTAGTAGACGGCACACCAATACATGCGGCAGAAACAAATGAATATGGTCTAATGGCTGCTTACAGCTATTTAGGCCTAGCTAACCGTGCGTATGTTTTACGTGCAGATATTGATTTAGGTCAATTAGAACACTCAGAAGTTGAACCAGCTGGTGCACCAGCCAATGGTACATACTGGTTAGATTTAGCTTCAACTTCATGGGGCATCTTTGAAGCAATTGGCGGCAAATGGGTTGCTAAAACACCTCGAGTAATTACTGATGTAGCAAATACAGCAGGTAGTTTAGGTCTTGCTCCAGCAACAGCTTTTGGCACTAATGGTGACTATGCTGTAGTAGCAACAAATACCGTGGCAAATTATCAAGTTTACAAAAAAGTAAGCGGCGATTGGATTATAGTTTCTAACGCAGGATTTACTGCGGCAACCGTTACTGCGATAGTAAATGTTGCTCCGCATTATCAAGTTCCTGTAATTGTTAATACAGGTGATGTATGGTTGAAAACAACTACTCCAAATAATGGTTTAAATGTAGCAGTTAAGAAATATGCATCAGCTAATATTCCTTCATCAAGTCCTTGGGTAGTGCAAACCATTGTGTCATATGAAACTGATGCAGAAGCTACAACAGGTTTTGGTAGCACATTAACTGCTGGTAAGATTTATGCAAAGGCCGGCAACAATATTGCCAACGTCGAACTAAGAGTATACAGCGGTACAAGCTGGAGTTTATTATCAGAAGCCGCAAGCACACTAGCACCAACAGGTATGCCAACTAACGGTACGCTATGGTATAATACAGATTTACTAGCCGACTTATATGTAAAAGCAAACGGCCTGTGGATTCCAGTTGACAGTACAGTTACTATTGATGCATCCGCTCCAGAAAGTCCAAGCACAAATGATATTTGGGTAGACAGCAGTGACGTTGAAAATTATCCAATGATTCATGTTTATGATGGCAGCACATGGATCGCTCGCGATACAAAAGATCAAACAACTCCTGCAGGTGTTATATTTGCTGATTTGACAAACATGGCCGCTGACTCCCGCAATCAAGGTGGTGCAAGAGCAATAGACGAACAAGCTCCAGATCCAGAATTGTTTCCAAATGGTATGTTACTATGGAACAGCATTATAAGCACAGGCAATGTTAAAAAATATGATGCCGCAACAGACGTATGGAATACATACAGCGGCAATATGGAAGACGGCCGTCCATGGACATTACGCAAGGCACAACGTCGTGCAGTTGTTCGTGCTATGCAGGAAGCAGTTAATAGCAGTACAGAACTACGTGAAGAAATGACTTTCTTTACATTGATTGCGGCCCCTGGTTATACAGAATTATATGACGAAATGGTTCAGTTAAATACAGACCGTAAGGAAACAGCATTTATTATTGTTGATACTCCGTTCCGTTTAAATCCAAGCCCTGCAAATAACTTAATCAGTTGGATGTCAGGTAATAATGCAGTAGTTAACGGCGAAGACGGTATTATTCCAACAGGTGCTGGTCATACAGCAGCCGCATACTATCCAAGTGCAATTACTAGCGATTTAAGCGGTAACGATGTTGTTGTTCCTCCAAGTCACATTGTATTACGTACAATGGCCTATAACGACCAAGTTGCTTATCCTTGGTTTGCTCCAGCCGGCCTAACACGCGGTGTTGTAACCAATGCTACAAACGTGGGTTATGTTAACGGCGAAGGCGAATTTGTGCCAGTTGCATTGACAAACGGTCAGCGCGATACATTATACGGTGACGGTAGTAGAGTTGGCATTAACCCAATTGCACGTTTCCCGGGTCAAGGTGTATTTGTATTTGGTCAACGTACACTACAAAGCTTTTCCAGTGCATTAGATCGTGTAAACGTTGCACGTTTAATTGCATACTTGCGTGAACGTTTTGATCCGTTGGCCCGCCCATTTATATTTGAACCTAATGATCAAATCACACGTTCAAATGCTAAACAAGTTTTCGTTGGTTTCTTAAATGACTTAATGTCTAAGAGAGCATTGTATGACTTTATTGTTGTTTGTGACGAATCAAACAATACCCCTGCTAGAATTGACAGAAATGAATTATGGATTGATATTGCTATCGAACCAGTAAAAGCCGCTGAGTTTATCTATATTCCAATTCGCGTTGTCAATACAGGCGAGTTATCAGCTAAATAATATAGCCTAAGGAGACAATAAAAATGGCAGATCTATCAA